ATGTAGTTTTCTACTGCTTCATCGTCTCCAGACATTTTTTTTAAATCTTTAAAAAGTTTTCTTACTAGTTCTGACATATTATTGTTCCGGAACAGTAGTCGTTGGGAGGTTTTCAAAAGGAGCTGGAGGAGTTGCAGGCTCAGGAACTCCCGGCATCATCTGTTGTGAAGTTTGTTGAGATCCTTCTGCCACTTGTGCAATGGCAGACTGACCTTCTGAGTTCTGTGGAGGGTTATTAGCTAAATCTTGACCCGGTTGAGCTGGGGCAGGAGCTGGAGCTAAAGGTTGTTGATTTGTCATAGTTAAAACTGCTGGATCTGTACTTCTAGCAAAATCAATATGCTCTTGTATGTGTTCAAAAATAACTTTACTTTTTTCTTCGTCGGTCCTTATATCGATGTCGTTTAAAATAGTTCGGTGTCTCATAATATGTTCTTTATGATCATCGATTACTAGAGCTGGAACTGATATTCCCTGCATTAATCTTTCATTTTCAGCTTGAATTAGATTTGATTGATCTACTGGACTTTCCATCATACCATCTAATCTACCAGTGTTAATAACTTGAGCATATTGCTGAATTGAAAATTCTTCTGGTTTCATTTGCATGAGTTGTTCAGCCATTTGAACTCTTCCTGCAGTTGTTCTTGCTAAAGGATTTCCTACATCAACAAGTACTCTATTAATATCCTGTATATCAGTTCCTTTGAATTGAACTAAATATTGTCGATTATTTACTCCAATAATAGATGCAACTCTAGGAGCCATTGCATAATCTTGTAAAATTTCAATAATTGCAACGCCTAAATCTTCAACCAATTGTACGTATTGATTTTGCAAACCCGACTGGAATTGAATTGCCATTGATTGAACTAGTGCTAAAGAGTTTCCTGATCTTAAATTTTGAGCAGGATCAGGAGTTCCTCTTGTAACTGAGTTTATTCCTGAAAGCTGTTCCATTTTTGATTCTAGAACAGATAAAAAATTAAAAGTTTCTTGAGATGTTCCTAATAGATTTAGAGGTTCAGGTTTCTCTGTACCTTGGATTATGTTTAATCCACCGCCAAGATTGGTAATATCTATGTTTGTTCCCGATTTTACAAATAAATTTTGAGTTGCAAATGCAATATTGTTAGACATTATGGAAGAATATAAATGATTTATACCTTCTTGCAGAGGTAGAAGATCAAATAAATTAGAATATCCAAAGGGAGTTCCTAATATCTCATTGGGACTCATTCTAAAAACAGGGATTCTTCTATATGGAAGATCTTGATCATGGATTATAATTTCATCCGATAAAAATACAAGTTCTCTACCTTCTGGTATTGCGTCGCATTTTTTATGATACATTGTCCAAACTTCTACTTGATCAGATTCATTTTTTCTAAATACTCGAAGACTACTCTTATCTTGTTCGCTTTTTGTATCTAGTGCCAGTATTTTATCTTCAAATTCTGGATACTTGGCGGCTAAATCAAACTTATTTTTATAAGTTCTTACTAATATCCAATCATGATTATTATCTTCTCTGTTTACATCAAATACGACATCAAATGGAGATACGTTTGTAAATCTCAAGTCTCCTTCGTAGATTTTTTCACCAGTTTCAGAATCTTCTTCTACTACGCTACCAGCAGTAGCATCCCACTCTACTTTTACATAGCCAGCACCTAAAACTACACTAAGTTCTACTGCTTTATTAATGTACCTTTCAAGTCTTTTTTCTCTCATGTAATAGTCTAAAAGACCATTGGCTAAACTGACTTGCGCACTGGATTTGTAATCGCTATTTGCAGCTCTAGCTTCCATAGAAGGTCTACTGGAAGTTGTCATTACATACATATGTTGAGCTAAATTTCTAATATGATTGACAGGGAGTTGAGCTAGCTCACCTTGTTCTCCAGCAAAGGTTATGGTATGACCTGATGCCATATCTGTAAAATACGCCCCGTGATATGCTGCCCAACAAGTTTTTAATTTTTCTAGATATCCATTAGTAGTTAGGGTATTTTTCCAATCTGTAGCTTTATCTAAAAGCACAGAAGCGGCTTCTTTACCTTCTCTAGCTGCGAAATATGTTTGTTTAGCCATAAAACCTCTACTAATATTTGTTTAATTTTTCTTGTAACTAAACATACTTATGAGATGTTGCTCAAAAGATGATTTATCTGAATTACCGATTCTAAAAGAAGAGTCCCCAACTGACATTCCGTATCCTTTTGGGTACGGATTACGTGTATACGCTATGTTACGTATCAAATATGCAAGTGCATCGATTAAATCGTAGTGTCCACCATCCAAAGATCTCTCATATTCTGTTTTATTTTTATTCCATGTTGCATTTTTTAAATGAAAAATCAACTGCTTACATTTTGGATTAATTATAATACGTTCCTCTGCTATTAAGATTCGAATTTGGTTCAACCAAGCATGTTTATTATCTTTTGCTGTTGGAATAAAAGAAATTCCATAATCAATACCTAAATCATTCAATAAAATCAAATTGTTATTATCAGCTATTCTTAAATATGGCTTCTTCATTCCCCATAACACTTCTTCCGTTTTTTTTATGGAAGCAGCTAAATTTGCAGTGGTGAAGCTTCTACCTTTAAAAGTGGCTTCATCTTCGATAATTATTTTACTAGTCAAAAAGTCATAATAAGCGTATAAAACTCCGGTTAAATCTTTTACCCCAATGTCCATAGAAACATAGGGATCAAAATATGTAGGTCTTGCATATTCTTTTACAATCCTAGAAAGAGTTTCGTCATTAGCTTCTGGTATTACGGCATGATCTTCGTCCGTAATCATGATATTCAGATACTCACGTTTAAAGTCTACAGAATCGTACCCTCCAACTTCTTCTGCAAATCCGTCAATATCTTCTTTTGTATATCTAGGACAATCATAAATATTTCTTTTTACTAAAACTTCGTCAAATTCTGCTTTTTTTACAAGATCCCAAAACTCATGACCTTGAGATTTAGGTAAAGTAGAGATGAGAATCATAGGTCCTCTGGTAGTATTTAGTTTAGGATATAAAACAGATCTAAGACCGTATTTTAAATCAGCCATAAAGCCACACTCATCTACAATAATCATGTGAGCTTTAGGACCTCGTGCTGATTCTATTTCTTCAGCATTAAATCCATACAATTCTAGTTTACTTTTAGTATGAGGGAATACATAAGAAGATGAATCTCTGTCAAATTTTGGTTTTATATCTTGAGGGCATGATTTGAACAATTCGTCAAAAGTGGCTTTTACGATTTTTTTACCTTGTTTTAATCTTGGAGCAACATAACATACCGTAATATTCTTACGGGACATTAGTTCCTCCACTGCCATTCCAAGTGCTCCATAACTTTTTCCCATCTGTCTTGAAAAAACAGCTACGTGAGTTTTTCTCTTCGTATTTTTAACTTGATCTCTTAGAATTTTTTGATTTGAATCTAAAAGGAAATCTGTTATCTTTCCTTTTCTCCAAAGTATTTCTCTTGCTTGTTCTGGTGTGATTTGTAAAGGGTTATTGTTCGTTTGTGTCATCTACAACCTGTAGTGCCAGCTGTAGCAATTGGTCTTCTGATAGAGAATTCTTTTTCCCAGATTTTTTTTCTTCTGTTGTTGTCTTTCCTCTAATTAGCATTAAAGATTTTACATAAATTTCAAATGCTTTGACTTCATTAAATTCAAGAGGACCATTTTTTGCTGCTTGGTACAATCTATTTATTTCTAATTTACAAAGTTCTTCTTCATTAGATCCTACAGATATTAAACTAGAAGTATGTTTAGTAACTTCTTCTAAATGATATAACTTATCTTTAGTCTTATTTAGTTCGTTTTGTAATGATACAGTAGTATCCATTAATTTCTCTGTGAAATTTTTTAAATCTTCGTAGTTTTTATACTTATTCAAATCTTCGTATTTCATCTTTTAGCCGTTAAATTTATCGCAGCTTTCAATCCCTCACTTGAGTTCTTAACTTTTACAATCTCATTAGCTAGTTCTTGAAATCTTTGATTGTTTAGATCTTCATTTTTAGATATTCTAACTAGAGCTTCATTTTCGATTTTTCTATAGTTTAAAAAAACCAAACCAAATTTATACCCCAATATTGCTAGAATACAGATAGAGTCTACGTAGGTTCCAGAAAATAATATTAATCTTAAGACAAAGAGACACAATAATACGAACATAATTTGTTGATTTCGCATTAATTCTTCCTATGTTAAAAAAGAGACTTTGTGTTACTCGCTTGTATAAAATTTTATCCCAATAGGGACTTTCGAACTTACATTGTCTCTATTATATTTGTTATAATACCACTAAAAAACAATTTGGCAAACTATTAAAAGGGTTAGTATAATATCCTTACTATATAGTACTCGCAAATTTCGCAGCGAGTTTAAACGAGCTGCTATACGAATACTAGTATAACTCAATAGTATACTGTTTTTAGTATATTCTTTCCCAAAAACCTATATATTTACTAACTACTAAATAGTTAATATTATTTGTGACGCATTGCTTAATTTATGTATGATTTATAACAAATAACTACAAAAGGATTGATTTGTAATATGATAACATTTAAAAGAAACGAAAACAAACAATTAAGTAAACACTTTTCATCAAAAGAGTTCGAATGTAAATGTGGGAAATGTGAAATCCAATACTTAGAAGACGGACTTTTAGAAAAATTAGAGATAGTTAGAGAACAATATGGTAAACCTATAATAATTACTTCTGGATACAGATGTCCTTCTCATAATAAAGCAGTAGGTGGAGCTGTAAACAGTTCTCACGTTAACGGACTAGCAGTAGACATCCAGCCAAAACTTTTAATTTTAGATGAATTAGATGATTTATATGATGTGTGCTATAATATATTTGACAATATAGGAGATGGTAGAAATAGAGGATTTGTCCACGTTGATGATAGACCTCCTAAACCTTCAGGAAAAAGAATTTGGCTTTATAAATGATCAGTCTAACGAGAAGATTATCTAAAAAAACTGGAATAAAAAGAAAAGACTTAGATGCTCTGCTGAAAGCTATAGGGTATGAAATAGTTGAAAATTTAAAAGCATACCATAGATTCGAATATCCTAATCTTGGTATTTTTTACTGTAATATAAAAAATGGTAAAATGACAGTTAAGATATCCTTAAATTCTGAAGCATATGAAAGATTAAATAAGATAGAAGAAGGAGAACAGCCTAATGAAATTGTATTTGAATGAATCGCAAAGATCATATCTATTGGAAATTTTAAAGGCATCTGAAAATAATGCTATAAATGGAAAAGATGCAGAATTGGCATTAGCTTTTAATGAACTCTATAAAAAAATAGAGCCAACAAATACATCCTATATTTCTTTAAATAGACCTGAAGCTGAAACAGTTGTTGAATTTTGTGAAATTGTAAGGAAATCGCTAGACGATGCCATTTCTTTTCTACAAAAAGATACAGAAAGAGATGCTCAGGAAGTAGAAGACTTAACTCAGAAAGCAACAACTGCTAGAGACGAGATTGATCAAGTTACTGTACAACTTCAAGAAAAAATTAGGAGTAATCCGACATGAGAACTGATGAACTTGCGAGAGTTCTTGCAAGACTTGAT